GCGCGGCCAGCACGGCGTCGGCCACGGCGTCGGCAGTGCCGGCGTCGTCGGCCCAGCACTCCACGCGCACCTGCACCTGGTTGGCATGCAGGCTGTTGTCGAGGCCGTACAGCGGGGTGTGCTGCGCGGTGAAGACGATGTAGGGCGTGACGACGCCCTGCTCGACCACGTTTTGCGCGATTCGCGCGGCCGGCACCAGGGCGGTGACGCCGGCAGCGGCCGTCAACAGCGCCCGGAAATCGCTCTCGGCGCTCATGGTGTCTGGCCCTTGTTGTTGAGCTTGGCGATGGCGGGGCCCAGCTTCTGCACGAAGATGCCCAGGGCCTGCTGCAGCCGGGTGGCGCCTTTCTGCAGGAAGCCGAAGCCGCCGCGGATCTTGGGGTTGGTGCTGCGCGCCATCTCGCGGCGCTGCCGGCGGCCGGCGGCACCGCGGCCACCGGTGCGGCGGCCGGCCGGGTTCCAGCCGAACTCGAGCCAGCGCCAGTAGAAAGGGTCGTCCGGGCTCTTGGCGCCACGGGTGCCCTTCTTGGCCGGGCGCACGTTGACGAACACGCCCACGTTGCCGGCGCGCCGCGCGATCTTGCTGGTGCGCACGCTGATGGCGTTGCGCACGGTGCCGGGCTTGCGGTAGGGAGCCGCCAGGCGCGCACCTTCGGCGCTGAGCACGGGCGCATTGGCGCGGGATTCGTCGCGCACCACGCGCGCACCGGCGGCCAGGGCGTTGCGCAGGGCACGCTTGCGCAGCTTCTCCGGCACGCTGCGCAGCGCGGCCTGCAGCTCCTTCAGGCCTTCGACCTTGAGCATGATGCCGTCAGCGGCCATCCTTGACCCCCTGGGTGCAGTACAGGTCGACCCATTCGCGGTTGGCGCTGGGCACCACGGCCACGATGTCATAGGGCGTGGCGCCTTCGAGCACGCGCATGGCGGCGGTGAGGTCGGTGCGGTAGCGGATGCGCCATGCCATGGCGCCCTCGGCCTGCAGCTGGCCGGCGGCAAAGTACTCGCGCCCCTTGGCCGGCATGGGCTGGGCCCACACGCTGGCGTCGGTGGCCAGGCTGCCCCATGCGCCGTTGGGCTGGCCGCGGGCATCGACCCCTGCGGCGCGGGCCTGCAGGGTGATCGGCGTATCCATGAAACCGGCGTTGAGCGGCATGCGTCAGGCCCCCCAGGCGCGGAAGGGGTCGAGCAGGCGCTCGCTGTAGTGGCCGGGCAGATCGGCCACGCTGACGCCGGCGGCCACGTCTTCGCGGAACTTGTACAGCGTGCCCACGCGCAGCTTGATGTACGCCAGGATGGGCCCCGGCACCGCGGCACCGCTGGCGCCGAAGCCGGCCGTGAAGCGCACGCGCACGGCGTTGACGGTGTCGTAGGTGGCGGGCCAGGTGGACAGCGCGGCCGACGGCAGCACGAAGCCAGGCTCGGCGACGTCGTCGAGCGTGTAGTCGGCCGGGTCGAGCACGGCAGTGGCGCCGGCCGTGTCGGTGTAGCTGACGCTGGTGATGGCCGCCACCGGCCCGGCCGGCGAGCCGCCCACCTTGATCTCGACGGCCGGGAAGGCGTCGAGCACGCGCTCCCAGGTCTGCGTGATGATGCTGCGGCCCATCAGGTGCTCGGCATGCTGGCGTGCGGCGCTGACCAAGGTGGCAATAAGCGCATCGTCGGCGCTGTGCGTGACGCGCAGGTGCAGCTTGGCCTCGTCGGTGGTAACGGGCTCGGCCGCGGGCGCGGTGATCAGTTTCAGGGTCATCGGGTTCCCCCGCGGTAGGTGGGGCGGCGCGCGGTCTGCACGTTGGCTGGGCGGCCCATGGTCTGCAGCCGGCGGCCGAAGGGCGATGTGCTGAGGGGCTGCGCCGCGCCTTGCAGTGCGGCGCTGACGGCGTCCACGGCGGCGGCGGATTCAGCCAGCGCGGCGGCCATGACGATGCTGCGGCTGCAGGCGTCGAGCACCGGCGCCACCTCGGCCAGCACGGCGGCATAGGCGCCCTGCTTGACGGCTGTGCAGACGTCTGAGGCGGCAGCGTCCTCGCTGACCGTAGCAGCAGCGGCCAGCAGCGCTGACACGGTGTCTGCCGCCGCGGCGCTGTCGGCCAGGCTGGCAGAGTAGGTGCCGGAGAGGTTGCCGGCCGTGGTGTCTGTAGCGCTGGCTGTTTCGGCCACGGCGGCGGCGGCCGCCAGGGTGGACGCTGAGGTGTCGGTGGCAGAAGCGGTTTCGACCGCCGATGCGGCCGCGGCCAGCGTGGCCGCAGTTTCATCTGTGGCAGCGGCAACCTCCGCGACCGTGCCGCCACCCGGAGCCGCCACATTCGGCAGCGCCCACGCATACAGCCCGGTCGTCGCTGCGATCAGCGCGACGCTGCTGCTGTACGGCACCAGCGTTGGGTAGGTCAGCGCGGTGTCGGGGGCCGTGCCGAGGTCAACCCAGGTAACGTCCGTCAGTCCAACGTTCGGCCACGCGGCATAGACCTTATTGGTCCCCGCGCCGTCCATTGTCTTCACCAGCCAGCAGCCGGATGGGTGGGCGGCAACCCATGACCCCTCAGCCATGCTGATCGTGTCCGGCACGGCGGTCACGTTCGTCACCGTGCCGGCGCTGGTGATGAGCGATGCGCGCGTTGTCGTGCTGGTGCCGCCGACGATCAGGTGCCGCTCATGCGTGGCGTGATACCTGACAATGGCGTGTGCGCCGTGGCCGACACCCGTTGTGTGCGTGGTCCACGACGAATCGACGCCGGGCTCAAGGGTCATCCACTTCTGCGCATCACCAGCGTAGCGGGCCAGCCGGCCAGTGTCAGAGCACCATGAGAACGACGCGCCGTTGCCGCCGTTGGTCGTCGGCGTATCAGGCAGGCGGGTGTATTCTTCCGTGACCGGATCAAATTGCCACGTCCGACCGAGGCTTTCGACGTTGCCGAAATAGACGTTTCCGTCAGCGTCCTTTGCGATCAGCCCGTAGTAGTGGACCGTGCCATTAACCGAGCGGCCGAGGTCGGAAGGCTGTTGAAGCTCTCGCCAGTCTCCGGTGAGATCGCTGTACGCGGTCAGCTTCGTGAGGCCACGCCTGCCACCGAACAAGGCCTGTTCGGTCGTCGCGTCCCAAACGCCGTGCGGTGTCCAATCTCGCGTGTTGTAGGTCGCCCCGGTGCTTGGTAGTCGCACCGTGAAGATGTCGCCAGTCGCATCAGCCCAAACCGTCGCAAAGTCGCCGGGCGACATGCCGGCGATAGCCGAGGCAATGCGTGCACCGTTCGGCGTGCGCTGCGTGTAGCGCAAAAACGGTTGCCGCGCGTCCGCACCCTCACCACCGTTCAGGTAGGAGTAGTGCGGCGCCTGGGTGACGACGAGGTATTGCGTCACGGCTGTGCGATGGCCTCGACCCAGCCAAAGAACGTTCGGACGGTGCGATCTTCAGGGTCGCTTCCCTCGTCATAGACCGTGATGAACAACGGCACTTGGTCGCCCACCACGTAGCTCGCGGACCCGGTAATGTCGATGGTCGGCCGGCCCGTGCTGTTGATTGACAGCGCCGTGCCGGTGTCCTCCACCGCCGACAGGTCGGATGTGAAGACAATCCACCGATCAGCGGTCAGGCTGGCCGCGTAGCCGCCTCGCTCAAGGTACAGGCTCGGCTGCAAACGGATGTTGTCGCTAGGCGAGCCGGCGCTTCCCGTGATGCTGACCTGAGTTTCGACCGTCGTGACGTTGACCGTCGCATTGACAGGCGCTTCGCCAGTGATGCTGACGCCGATGACTTCGGTCGTGACGGAGATCGAGCCAGACGCGCCGCCGCCGCCGCTCAGGCTCGGCAGCGTGCCATCGTTCGTGCTGTCGATGGTCGCGCCGCTGGCCGTGAAGCTGCCGATGGAGCCGACAAACGACTCATACACCGCAGGCGTCGCCCCGGTAATGGCGTTCGGCAGCTTGGTCTGAAGCTCGGTGATCTGCGAGCCAGACAGTGCTGCGTTGTAGTAGGCGAAATGCGCGAAGTCGCAGTTGCTGTGACTCGCGCTGTTGATGCCGATCCGAAGCTGATCGAATGCGCCATTCGTAGACAGGTCGCGTGACGCGGAACCAGGCGAGCCGGTCGCAACGCCGTCCACATAGACCTCGACCGAATCAAGCGTCGTCCCGCTACCGGCAAAGACAACCGCAACATGCGTCCAACCACCCGTGGCGTATGTGGCCGACGAAACATCACTTGTCGTGCCGCCAGCGCCGACGTATGTGCCGACAACGAGCGAGCCAGAGGCCGTGCCGACAGTCACGCGCGGATCGCCGCTGCTTTCTGGCGTCGCGTCGTCTGTGTCGATAAACCCGCACAGGTAGCGCGCCGTCGTTGCGCCACCCAGCCGGTACATCCAAAACGCGATGGTGATGGCCCCGCTTGTCCACGGGCTGGCTACCTGCGCGTACTCGCTTGAGCCGTCGATTCTGAGGGCCATGCCTAGCCCCTATCAGCCGACGTTGCCGTCCGTGAGCGTCATGCCTGTGATGTCGACCGGCTGACCCGAAGTGCAGGCCGGGAATCCACTGGTCGGGTAGTCCGCAACGATGGTCGTGCCATCGCTCTTGAAGATGCGGATGAACGTCGGTGTGCCGCTGGCATTGGCCGACGTGTCGCCCGCGATCGTGCCGACCGTCAGCACGCCAGCGGTTACGCTGCCAAGCGTGGTGTCGAACGTGACTTCGGCGATCAGCGTGTTGCCGCTGAGCGTGCCGCCAGCAGCAGGCCGCGTGCCGTCATACAGGCGACCGATGGCGCCGCTGCCGGCCTCTGTGACCACCGCGTTCATCGTGGCGGTGCGGATGGTGGCATTGTGGAAGACGGTAGCCATGTCAGTTCTCCAGAATCAAGAATCGGTCAGTTGCCGCACAGCGGCGGCCACGATTTGCGAGACGCGGCCCCTGGTGATGCCGTGGCGCGCTGCCAGAGCGACGCTTGACTCGCCGGCAAGCACGCCGGCCAGCACTTGTGCCTGTGGCATGCGCTCGATCAGCGCCAGCGACTCGCGGGCCTGCGCGGCTTGCTCTGGCGTGGGCGCCGGGTCCGCTGCTTCGTAGTCGTGAAGATGGTCGAACCGCAGCGCCCCGCGATGGGTCAGGCGCCGCACGGCGTCAATGGCCCTGCGGTAGCCAACCACGGGTGACGCTTGGCCGGCTTCGATCATCCCGAGCGCCGCATCCTGTCGCGCATCGTCTGCGTCCATCACCGGCACGCCGACACTGAACACGCGGCGCCAGCGTGAGGCGGCAATGTTCGATGCGCTGACAAGCTCGGCGGAGGTCACGGCGTGCCCGTGTACTCGGGGAAGCGGACCTCAAAGCCGTCGCACATTTCGTCGGCCGCCTTCATCGCGGTGTCAGTGTCGGGCGCGGCGGGCGCCACGGCGCGCACGGCCTCCCACCAGAACTCAGCGCGACGGTACGGGCGCATTTCTAGCCCGGTGTAGGTGGCCATCGCATCGGCGGCCTTTTGCTGCGCCTGCGCGAGCGCTTTCGCCTCATCGGCATGGCGTTCCATCGCGTCGGCCTTGCGCTCCTCGACCGGAGCAGGGGCACGCAGGGGGACGTTTTCGACTTCAGGCATTGGTTACTCCTTCATCAGTTGCGAATCGGCGAGCAGGCGGTCGGCCTTGGCCAGCTTTGGCGCGGCGGCAGCGCGCAGGCGGTCGGCGATGTCACCCATGGTTCACTCCGGGCACACCTACGCAAAAGCGCGGCGGCGCAGCCACCACCAGCGGTCGCGAAGTGCGGGCATGGGTCACGACATCAAAGCGCCAGCGAGTAGCTGACGGTGAGCACGTTGGCCGACACCACGGGCTGGTCGCCGCCGCTGAACAGCCCGGCGCTGATGAGCGTGCCGGTGGTGCCGTCCTTGGTGGACACGGTGGTCAGGAAGCAGCCCTTGACGCTGCCCGACTCGTTGAAGGTGAAGTCGAGCCCGGCGCTCAGCGCCTTGCTGCCGCTGGACGCGGCGGCCCAGGCGGCGGTGGGGCGCGCGGACTCGTCGTAGTCGGGCGCGTTGGTGGCGGCGGCTTCCGTCCAGCCGGCGTGCGACGACATGGTGTCGCCCGCGGCGATGGCGCTGTAGCTCACCGACGAGATCAGGCCCAGGTAGAAGGCCGCGGTGTAGCCGCTGCCGGCCAGGGCCTGGTCGAGCAGGTAGTTCTTGCCCACCGTGACGACGGTGTTGGGGAATGATTCCTGCCGGATGATGGGCCCGCCCTTGTAGGCCCGCAGGGTCATGGTGAAGATGCCGCGCGCCTGCGCATGCTCGGCCACGCCGTGGCGGGCGGAAAGCGATGCGCGGGCCGCGGCGCTGGCGTGCATGCGTTCGGCAGTCATGGTGTCCTTGTGCGGTTCTGGTGCTGCAAAGCACCGCGCCCGGCGCGTGCGGTGTGCACGGCCGGGCGCGGGTCGGTTGCCGGGGTCAGGCGGTCAGCGCCGCGTCACTCGACGATCTCGACGACGGCGGCGTCGTCGTTGTCGCCGGCCGGGCCGTAGCGAGGCTCGAGCCCCAGCACCACGATCGAGCAGGTGCCGCCCGTCGTGTTGCCGGTGGTGATCTTGCCGCGGATGTGCTCCTGGTCGGAGCCCGCCAGGTCGGCCGCGTCGACAGCGACGATGATGACCTTGCTGTCGTTGTTGGAGGCGTGGGCGGCCAGCTGCGTGGCGGCCTTGACCGTCACGTTGCTGCTGCCGTTGCTCTCGCAACGCTCGACGACGCAGTCGATCGTCTCGGCTGCCATGTCGCCCAGGCGGAAGATGACCAGCGCCTTGCCGAACTTGGCCAGGCTGGCGGCCGTGGACGCCAGCGGCGTGGAGCTGGCGGTGCCGGTGGACCAGGCCAGCAGGGCGGCCTGTTCGGCCGCGGAGCCCTTGAGTGCGCTCATGGGAGTTTCCTTTGCTCAGATGTTGCAGCGGCCGATCAGCGCGCCTGCAGGGTGACGAAGTGCGACAGCGTGTTGCTGCCGCTGCGGCGCGCGATGGGGGCCGACAGCCACGGCTGGCCGCCGGCGCGCATGGTCCAGCGGAACGCGGTGACGCCCTGGTCGAAGTACAGGTGCATCGAGACGTCGCTCTTGATGCCGCCGGACTTGAACGGCGCGAAGTAGCCACCCAGGTAGGCGAAGATGATGTCGCCCAGGTCGCCCAGCGCGCTGCAGGCCTCGGTGGCGATCACCGGGCGGCCCAGCAGCGTGGCGTAGGGGCTGGCCGTCAGGCCGCCGGGCGGCATGTAGACGGGCATGCCGCCCACCGCGGTGCCGCTGGCCGACTTGACCACGGCACCCAGCTGCATCAGCTGCGGCTCGACGTCCTGGTTGATCAGCCACACCGCCCGGCTGCGCACGCTGGCCGGCATGCGCGACCACATCTTCACGATGTTGTCGGCGTGCACGGTGTCGTCGGTCTGCGAGCTCTCCTCGTTCACCGTGACCAGGCACGGCGAGTTCAGGATGCCCAGCATCTGGCCGACGCCGGTGCCGTTGACGATGTAGTTGTTCACCGCGAACTGGAACGCCTCGCCCGCCTTGGTGGTGAGGTGGTTGGACAGCAGCGGCGCGTCCTCGAGCAGCTCGTCGGTCATCGGCACGAAGGCGTAGATCTCGTGCAGCTTGACCGTCAGGTCGCGCAGGCTGGGCTTGCTCTGCGTCATCGCCGCGGCCTCGGCCCGGGTGTACACACGCACGCCGGCGGTGGACCAGGGCGTGGTCTCGTCGGCCACCAGGCTGACGGAGTTGGACGACGTGGGTGCGGCGTCGCACCGGCTGAACAGCGAATCCTCGCTGGTCATGGCCAGGTTGGCCACCATGGACCGGAAGTCGGCCGGCACGGCGAAGCCGCCGTCGGCACCGATGCCTTCGCTGCCGTAGGTGGTCAGCGCGGCACGCAGACGGCCGTCCATGTTGCCCGGCTGGATGCACGCGGCGCGCACGGACATGGCCCAGTGGCCCATGCTCTGGAAGCCGCCGTTGCCACGCGCGGCCGCCCGCGTGGCGGCGGTGCTGATCTGCGTGGTCTGGATGTGCGGATCGCGGCGCTCGCCACCTGCGCGGGCCTGCGGCCTGGCCGGGGTGGCATCGTCGTCGTCGCCGGCCGGTTCGCCAGCGCTGGCGGGCGTGCGCCGAGCCTGGGGCTGGCGCAGGCGCTCGTCCTGCGCCGCAACCTGCGCGCGCAGGCCGATCTCGCCTTCGAGCCGCTCGACTTCGGCCGCATTGTCGCGGATGCTGGTGCGCTCCTCGGTGGTGAGCTCGCGGCCGGCTTCGTCGGCCTTGGCCAGCAGCTCCTGGTTGCGCTGGATCAGGTCTTCCTGGCGCGTGCGGTAGCCCGCGACGATGGGGTCTTCCGCGTCGGCACGGATGCCGATGCGCAGCGCGACGGCGACAAGCATCGCCTGCCGCGACTTCCAGAGGTCTCGATGGGTGTGGAGGCGTTGCATTGCCTGGTCCTTTCGGTCAAGAAAAAGGCCCGCATTCGGCGGGCCTGGGGGTTGAGCCTCGCGGCTCGGGGAACGCGGCAGGACTTACGCCCCAGCGCCGCGAGATTGGGTGGCCGCGCGGCTGCTGCGCACGCGGTCGGAAAGCGTGGCCAGTTCGGCCCGGATGTCGTTGTTGCCAGGGTGCTGGCCGCCGGCGGCCTGGCCTTGCCGCGAGGCCGAAGCGAACCGCCCCGCCATCTGGCTGCGCCAGGCGGAGGCCGAGCCGTGTGCAGCCATGCGCATGTTCTCGACGACAGCGGTGGCGAGCTTGGCGTCCACCGCCTCCTTGCCGTAGAACCAGGTCTCTTCAGCCATCTGCTGGCGCAGGCGGGCGCGGTCTCCACCGCTGCGAGCCACGTAGACGTCGAGGATCTGGTCGCTGGTGCGATCCATGCGATCAGCCAGCGCTCGCAGGTCTTTCGCGAAGCCCACTGCGCCGCCCCAGGCTTCATGGATCATGATCGAAGCGGACTCACTGATCAGGATCTCCGAGCCGGCCATGGCAATCACGCTGGCAATGGAGGCCGCGGTGCCGTCGATGTGGGTGACGACGCGCGCTTTGTGGTCCACCAGCTGGCGGTAGATGGCCATGCCGTCGAACACGTCGCCGCCCAGGGAGTTGATGCGCAGGTCGATCGTCTCCACCGGGCCCAGCGCCTTCAGCTCGCGAGCAAAGGCATCGGCGCTGATGCCGCCGAACCAGCCCTCGCCGACGTCCCCGTACAGCAGGATCTCGGCCACCTTCTGGCCCTTGGCCTTGAACGAGATGGTCACGGCTTGGTCTCCTCGGCGGTGCTGGCGGCGCCGGCGGCACTGGAGGTCTCGGCCTTGCGCGGGCGCTCCTTGGGCACAGGCAGCAGCGGCTGGAAGCCATCGCGGCTGAGGTAGGTCACGCGGCTGGCGGCGGGCCGCAGCGCCAGGAACTCGGCGCGCAGGTCCTTCATCTCGGCAGCGCTCAGCGGTTCGCGGCCGAAGATCACGTCCGACGACAGGCCTCGGATGTAGAGCTCGCGGATCTCGCAGTCTTTCAGTGCCATGCTCGTCCTTTCAGTGCATGAGGGCGCGCGCCGCCTGGCGACGCACCCGTCCGACGGGCGATTCGTCCGGCTCGTCTTCGGCATCCACCTGTTCCGCACGTGCAGGTGTCTGCACCGGTTCCGGCGGCATGGCCAGACGTTCCAGCGTGGTCATGTTGCCTTCGACGATGTACAGATCGCCCTGCGGTCCGATCTCGTCCATGTCCTCCAGGCGGCACCACTGGTTGGCGTTGATGACGCCGTTGCGCCGCATGATCTGCAGGCCTTCCTGGCGGCTCTTGAAGTCGCCGCGCAGCAGGCCCTTGAGGTCCATCTTGGTGAACAGCCCCTGCCTGTTCTGGCCGAAGAACTTGAAGTCGGCCTCCTGCTCCACCCGCAGCACCCATGGCGTGATGGAGTCGACGACGACCTCGATGCTCTGGTGCTCGATGTTGCTGAAGGTGGAGCGCAGCAGGTGCATCACCTTGTGCGGCGGCACGCCGAACCAGCGGCAGATCTCTTCGATCTGGTGCTGCCGTGTTTCGATGAACTGCGCGTTCTCGGGCGTCTCGCTGAACTTCTTGAAGTCCATGCCCTGGTCAGTGACGATGATGCGGTGCTTGCGGCTGGCGCCCCGGTGCTTGTCTTCCAGCTCGCGCTCGAGCTCGGCCTTGGCCGCCGGCGTCATCTTCACGCCCTGGGGCATGGCGATCATCCCGGAGGGCTGGATGCCGTTGCCGAAGTAGGTGGCGCCGAACAACTCGGTGGCTTGGGCCCAGCCAAGAGACTCGGCCGCGTAACTGATGACGTCCAGGCCCACCGCACCCTCGCCGAAACCGCGCAGGTGAAAAACCTGCTCGGGCATCAGGATCACCTGCTCGCCACCTGGTCCACGCACGTTGTAAAGCAGCTCGCCGGTCTGGTCATCGCGCTCGAACGTCACGCGGCTGGGGTGCAGCGGCCACAGCGCGATAGGGATGCCGCGGCCGTCGGTCACGATTTCTGCGACAGCGTTGCCGTATCGACAGGCCCAGCCCACCATGGTCTCGCGCCAGGTGAAGCTCGACATCTCCGCGTTCGGACGGCGGTGGATCAGGTAGTCCACCGGGTGCGACGGTGCACGCGCGGCGCCGCGGGGCCGGTCCACCATCACCCGCCACGGCAGCTGAGCCACGGTGCGGCTGAGGTAGGTGATGCAGGCCCAGACGGTGGCATTCTTCAGAGCCGTGTCCTGGTCGACATAGACACCGGCCGCGCCACGGCGCCCGGTGAAGATGCGCACGACCTCGACGTCGCCCATCAGGGACTGCAGCGCGCCGCCGAGTGCCGCCCTCAAGCGCTGGTACACGTTCACGTCGGCATCCCTTCGCGTGCCGCCCGCTCACGGGCCAGCGTTTCGTAGACGGATTCGTCGTCCACCTTCGTCGCCCCCACCATTGCCCGGTTCATGGCGATGATCGCGGCCACCGCGGCGTCGATCTTCAGCTCGGGCTTGCTCTTGCGCGGGAAGATGTTCTCGTTGCGGTCTTCCTGCACTTCCACATTGCTGAACATCCAGGCGGTGGCGGGGTTGCCGTCGTGGTGGAAGCGGCCGTCTTCCATCAGCGCGGCGATGAGCTTCATCGGCTCGCTGAGGTGCCGGGTGTTCATGCTGATGTCCACGACCGTGAATCCGTCGGCCTGCAGATGCGGCGCGATCTCGCGCGAGCCCCAGGCGTCCATGACCACCTCTTCCACCAGGTGCACGTCGGCATCGGCCTGCACGCTTTCCTGCACGGCCGTCAGGTCGATCATGTTTCCAGGCGTCTGCACAAGGGCGCCGCTCTCCACCCAGGCGCGGTAGTGCTCGTTTTCGGGCTTGGCCACGGTCGCCGCGGGCAGCCAGTTGCGGGTAAAGAGGTAGTAGTGCCAGCGGCCGTCGATCTGCCGGCGGAATAGCTTGGCCTTGCTGGCGATGTCGCTCTTGCTGGCCAGGTCCAGACCGTGCCAGCAGCTCTCGCCGCGGAAATCTTCCTCGCGCAGCGTGGGGTCGGCGCTGTCGTTGATCTGCTCGACAGTGACCCAGGGGCTGGCAGCGTTGACCCAGATGTTCAGGTGCTTGGTCTTGAAGACGGCCTGCTTGCGAGGGTCGCGCACGGCCTCGGCCTGGTCGGCCAGCAGCTTTTCGGGGTCGATCGAGACTCCCAGGCCGGGGTTGGCCTTGTACAGGGCGGCCGGATCCGTCCAGTCGTCGCCCTTGTCGACGGTGTAGATGATGCCGAACCGGCGCTCGCTGGCGGCGTCGCGCACGCTGCCTTCCAGGATCTTCTGCAGCTCGGCCTGGTGCGAGTAGCACGGGCCGCCAATGTTGCTGCCGGCGGTGGTGATGACGAGCAGCAGCGGCTGGCTGCGCGCGCCCATGCCCGTCCACATGGTGTCGTAGAGCTCGCTGGAGGCGTGCTCGTGGTACTCGTCGACGATGGAGCAGCTGGGGCTGGCACCGTCGCCGGGCTTGCCGATGACGGGCTCGAACTTGCTGTTGGTGTCCAACACCACGAGGTTGGACACGTTGACCATCACGCTGCAGGCGGCACGGTAGGCGGCATTGGCCTGGGCCATCAGGCGCGCGGGGCGGAAGACTTCGTGCGCCTGGTCGCGGCTGGTGGCGCCGCTGTAGACCTCGGCGCCGTGCTCGCCGTCGAAGCCCAGCATGTACAGGCCGACGCCGGCCGCGATCGTGCTCTTGGCGTTCTTCCGCGGCACGATCAGGTCGGCCTTCTGAAAGCGGCGCTTGTGAGTCTCGCGGTGCACCCAGCCGAACACGCTGGCCAGGAAGAACACCTGCCAGGGATCGAGCTTGATGGTCTCGCCACGCGCGGCCCAGTCGCCCTTGATGTGCGGCATCAGCTCGACGAAGCCGCAGATGCGGTTGGCGGGCCGATAGGCCTTGCCCTTGATGTCGGTGAGCTCGGGGTTCCAAAGGTAGGGGAAGTCGGCCGCGCCCTGGCGCTGGAGGTCGTCCAGGTGGCGCTTGCACGCCAGGCGCACCCACTTGCACGCGGGGATGCGCTCGGCGAGCACGTCCTGCGCGTACTGGGTGGCGACGGCGGCGTAGTCCTTCATGGCGTCAGATCGCGGCAAAGCCCTTGGGCGCTTCGTCGTCCATGCCGGGCAGGCGGTACTGGGCGTCATTGCGGCTGGCGGTAACACGGCTGCGCGCGCTGGGGCTCATGCCGAAGCTGGCCAGGTAGCGGTCGACCTGCTGCGACAGATCGGCAGCCAGCTTGCTGAGCGCCGACTCGCGCAGGAAGCCGGTGGGCGTGGGCTGCACCAGGGCCTCGGTCACGTCACGGCCTTCGTCCAGCAGCTGCGCCTGGCGCGCCGCCAGCGCACGCTCCACCTGCTGCAGCCTGCCGTAGGTGCGGCAGTAGAGCTCGAGCGCGGTGCGGTCGATCTTCGTCAGCAGGTTCAGCTCGAGCAGCAGCGGCGTCACGCGCTTCCATTCCGCGGCCGCTTCCCTGCCCATGTGCTTGGGCATGGCCGGCAGCGCGACCTCCGGGTGGACGCCATCCGCCAGGTCGGCAGCCCGCATGGGCCGGTGCGACGTGCCCGTGAAGGCGCGCACGTTCTGCGGCAGCGGCTTCGGCCCCCGAGCACCCATGGTCAGGAAAATTTCTCCGAAACCTGCGCGCAAGAAATCCCGAC